GTTCTTACCAGCTGAGTGAGTTAAACCAGTTTTGGTCTTTTCAATAGTACCACCAGTTGAAGACTTTTTCTTNTCACCAGTTTTCATTTCGGCAGCTTCGTCTACTTTTTCTTCTTTTTTAGACTTAACTTTAGCCTTGGCATCATCTTCTTCTTTTTTCATTTTTGCAGCTTCAGCAACTACTGTGCTACGACCAGAAAGAACTCTTAATGATGCTGCTTCGTTGAGTTGGACAGCAGCTGGTAATGTTGGAGCTTGTGGAGTTGCTACCGGAGCATCCATGCTATCTAATTTGTTTAATAGTGATTTGAAATCCATTTTAATTTCCTTGTTTTTTCTGATTCCAGCTTTCTCTAAGAGCAGCTTTAACTTCTAGTTGAACTTCTTCTTCAAACGATCGAGGACCATCTTCGATCTGTTGATTTGCCATCTGCTCGTATTCTAAGTAGTGATAAACACTAGATATATAATCAGATGCTTTGGTAATTTTTGCTTGAACCCATCCTTGCAGCTCATCGCCTTCGTCGATCATTTTAAAAAGTTTGGCAGAGTACTGAGCTAGTTTGTATAGCTCTGCTTTTGCCATTTTAGCTTCGTGATCGTCAACTGGTTGATTTTCTAGGTCCATACTTTATTTATCTTTTTAACAAATTGCCTTCGCCGAACAAGCTGGTTTTCATGTCCAATGCATTTTGTCCGGGTTTTTGTTTTTTGGGTTTAGGTTGAGGCGGCGATTTAGTACCCGATCTTCCAGGAGTTCCGGTGTAAGACGTTCGTCCTCTTGCCGAACCCGGACTTATGTGCGGATTAGGTATTGATCCCATATCGGCGGAGCTCGTGCTTCCGGCTGTGGCAGATTCTGAGACAATATCTTTTATTTTCATAGTATATTATTTATTCTTTTTAGCACGACCGGCTTTCATATTAGCTAACCAGTGTGCCATACGCTGCTTTTCACCTGAACTGTTTTTAGCTGTTTTACGTAGGCTACTAACACTAGCTTTAGTATTAACGCCACTTCGTTTAGCCAGTCCTTTACGACCTGGCTTTTTTCCATCGGCAAAGTTTTCAGCTACTTTCTGCTCGGGGGCAATTAGCATAAAGTCTTCGTTATCTTGTTTCAAGATCCAGTTGGGTAGCAATCTCTTGACCATTCTAGCATATAACCCTTGACGAGAATCTTCTTTGGCACTAAACGACAACACTTCAAGTTTGTCTTTATATTTGTTTAAGAATGCTCGCATAATATCAACTATCGTGCTCATAACTTCGGCTGAATTTCCAGTACCCGTTAAGCCAAATTTTTGTGATCTATCCAGCTTGCTATCGTGCTGTTTAAATTCAACCTCCCAAACGCCGTCAGTACCGTACGCATGGAACATATAGGGAACTTTACCTACGTGGAATACAGCTACAGCTTCTTCGCTGCCTTGAAAACTCCACCGCCAGTCTTTTCCTGGTTGGAATAATTCATTTATAAATTCCTGTGCTCTCATTTCATTACTGCTTTAAAATCTTGAAACTTGTCTTTTCTGTCTTGTAGACCTTTTAGACCAGAATTAATTGGCTTTGTTGCAGCCGGAGTATTTCCAAAATCGTCAACCTTGGGCTGAACTCTATTTTTCCAAAACCATACTGCTACTTTAGCGGCTACTTCTGGTTTTTCTACTAGCTCGGGTTTTTGTTCCAACGGTAATCCTAGAGCTTCTCCGGCACGTTTGTAATTGTATCTACCAGTAAGCTGTATATATCCACGACCTTTATATCTAGCTCCGTCGCCCACTTTTTTATTGCCTAATATTTTGGCTTTTTTAGGAGCATATTTTGGATCATACTTACGGAAGTCTAAACTACCACCATATTCAACCATTGACTTAAAGTTGTGGCTTTCATGTGCAGTCTGTGCCAGGAATTGTGCCAGCTCTTCGCCTTTAATACCTGCTGCAATTGCTGCCTGTGTTAGAAATTTTTCATGCGGCGATCCTGTGACAGATTTCTTGGGAACTGCATCTTTGGCTATTTTATCAAGTCCTTTTTTAAAGTTACTTCGATCATCTGCTTTGGCCACAACTGCTGCCGGTTCTTTCTCAGCTTGATTAGCCTTATAAGCATCATATGCTGCTGGCCCGCCTGTTGCCGCAGCCGCGCCCAATGCAGCCCCACCTACCCAATCTTTCCAACCTTCACCTACTGAAACTCCGCCGTCTCCACTGTAGCCGCCCATAGTGCCGTACATGCCCATTGGTCCGGGTCCGTAGGCTGCGTTGCGTATTCTACGCTTTCTACGTTTTCGTTCGATAATAAATTCTTTAGCTCTCATACCATATTCCTGCCAAACCGCATCCAAGGCGAGCAAGCCCTTCGACGATATCGTCAAACAGGACTGTAAGGATTTCTCGGACGGTCACTTCCATCGTCCTCTGGGTAAACTGGATAGTTGTTCATTTTTAATTTTATCCATAGTGGCTTGTATTCTGTATGCTTCTAATTTTGCAGTACTGCCCAACCCGCCCATATGATTAACAATCTTCAATTCGTGTATAGGGTCGTTGGGGTCGAGATAACAATCCTCTTGACTGTCTTGTAGAATATTTGCAGAAGTTATTTTATACTGTTTCATTTTGCTCTCAAGCTACCAACAGTAAGTCCGGGAGCTTTTAAACTTTGTCTTTCATTCTTGTGCTGTACAACACTATCAAATTCAAGATCAAATACTTTGTGTCCATCTCTATCTTGAGTCTCGGTTCCTAACAAATATCGACCATTCGCGACTAAGTTGGCACTTCTTGCATCAGAAGGGCTTAATGGAATTCCCGGTAACGGTAGTGCTTGTCCTTCAACATGTTGCTTTCGTAGGGTGCTAGGTTTAAACCCCTCATCTCTTAGCAGACCCGGCATGTTGTAGTATTCGTCGCTAGCAATCACTAATTTAGGTCCAGCAATGATTTTTGCATAGAATGTTTCGAGGGAATCTTCTAAAATATCTTTCAAGAAGAATACATTAAAGTCAATGGTTGCAGCCCCAGATACTTTGGGCGCTTCGTCTGCTGCTGTGTCAATCTTGTTACGCAGAGCAGCCAATGCCACATCTGGTTTATTACCGTTTGCTCTGAATACTACTTCTTTATCTCTTGGACGTTCAGCAATAGCTATATATCCAGTTGTTGGGTTAAATTTACTTTTTGAAATAAAGATATTGTATTGTTTATAATCCGGGGCCTGACTATAATTTTTATCAGATGCATAAGTTCTTAGCTCTGTTACAATATTTAAGTCTTCGTTGTATTTAGACTCGTCGGTAAGGTCAATAGAGAGTTCGCCATCCTCTATATTTTCAAGAGAGGTCCTTACAGCATCCCAATACTCCTGTCCTCGATACATACTATGATCATCTAAAAAATCGTCAAGACCCTCGAATTTGTTTATTAGATCACTAAGAGGTTCTCCAGTATCTAAGTAGTCTATTAGATACTGGGCATCCTCTTCTGAAAGTCCCCAGTTATTCGATCTGTTAAATTCTTCTAGATTTTCTTTTAGATTACCTGCTTGACTTCCGAATCTAGATTCGTATGCTCTTTCTTCTTTAGCATCATCTAATTCGTAACCGGTATGTTTAATTAAATCTTTAAGAGTTTTTTCTATATTATAGATTGCACTGTTTGATTGACGAAGTTGTTCTATAGCAGATTCTACAGTGTCGGTGATTTCAACAACTAGTGATCTATCGCTAAGTTCTTTAGCTGCTTCGGCAATCATACCTATTTCACTTTGTATTTTTTCAAATACATAATGATTTTTTTGAGCCTTGGTCACAGACGGTAGCAATTGTTCTAATTGCATAACTAGATTTTCTAGTTGTTCAACCTTGCCACCTGTTTCTTCTGACATTGCTATTTCTTTTTTCTTGTGCTTAGTCTTGCCTTGTTCTTGCTCTTTCTTTTTGTTTTTGTGAGCACCTGCACCAGCTTTTGGTGCATGTTTAGCAACAAAGTTACGTATTGCCGGTTTGTCTTTTGTAGTTTTACTTTCAATTATAAATTCTTTAGATCTCATTTTAATTTCCTTAGACCTTTTCTAGTCTTCTATTTTTATCAGCTGAATAATAGTAGAGGCTATAGCTCTCCTCTGTTACTCCGAGTTCTAACCAAGGTTCAAGTCCTTGACGAACAGCGGAAAATACCTGTTCAGCATTACTACCTAGTCCCGCCGGCAACCCTGTTTTAAATAATTCGAAGTCATTGGCAATCGCTGCGGCCCGCATCTTACTTGCGCTCATGCCTTCCGCACCCGTAGCATCGGGATCTCTAGCGCCACTGGATACTACTTTGATTGATTTTAAATTATAGTCAACACCGTTTTGTTTGTTGAACAATGCAGTAAAATCATCTACTCGATCGGAACCACCGACAAATATAACATTTTCAAAACCTTGTTTTTCTAAAAATTGAAGCATCCCAATCGCTGTGCGTACAGCGGTATCTCCGATGTCGATGTTGGAAAATGCCTGTTGTATAAATCCTAACTTAACATCGAATGGTAATGGATTTTCATATCTTGTTTGATTCTTACCAGTTGATTTGTGAGTTTGAGAAACAAATAGGAAATGAGCATCTGCCTTTTGTTTTAGTACAGCATCGACTAACTTTTGGTGACCAATCGTGGGAGGGTTTAATCTCCCAAAGGTAACAGCTACCGTTTTACCAGATTGTTCAAAAAGTTCGCTTAGACGCATCTTTTTTATAATCCCCGTGTTTGATATGCTTTTCTTGTTCTGCTGCTAATCGCTTGGCAAGACCTTCGATTATATCGTCGGTGAATTTTTCTTTAGCATCTTTGATATTAAATTTATCACAGTAAGATTCTAAACAGCTTCGAATGGGACGTAGATATAATTTAAATGCTTGAGGATGTCCAGCATGTTTTTCATGCTTTTTTACAGCAGGAAACATATATTGTTGCAAAAGAGAATCTTCATTATCGATGTAGAATTTTAAATCATCCCCCCAATCGATAGTTTTTTCAGTTTCTTGTGGTCCACCTAGGGGACTAAACATTTCACGTAGTAGCATATTTTTCTCTCACCAAGCTCTGCAGGACCAATATCGAGCTTTATGTCTTGGTCCAGGATTGGAACAATTATGTCTAGCTCTAAAACTCTTTCTACGACCGGGATTAGATTTCTTAATCCTCATTTTCTTATCACCGAAGTTTACCTTGACTACGTTACCCTGTGGATTCTTTACATAGACTTTAGATTTCTTAACATCGCCAGCCATAGGTTTTCCCAATGCAACTTTACGCCCTTGATACTCGGCTTCTTGAGTAATACTCTCTTTTTCTATACTTAATCCGCCTTCGGCCTCGTCTTTAATCTGTTCCCAAGTTTCGCCGTATTGTTTTTTAATTTCATCAAGTACATAACCGAGATGATCTGCTACTACATAATCATCCGGCTCTCCTGGTCCGTAGTTTGATCCAGAGTCGAATGTGGCCCAATGAATGTCACCTTTTAGGTTGGCCTCAAAATCTAAACTACCCTCGTCTTCACTGGAACCCCATGTTCCGGGAATATCAGCTCCGTGTATTACAACGCCATTTTCTGTATTTTTCAAAAGATACGGCATTCCGTCAATTTTAATTTCAATCTGTTCTGGATCGTTACCTTTCCAGTCCCATTTTATATCTGTAGATTCGCTGATCTTTTTGCATTTGTTTACTGGTTTGCCTTTATTCTTTCCTGTGCCCGGCTGAGTGCCTACTTTTCTGTGGCCCTTCCAGCAACTCTTCGGACCAGCAACTCCTTCAGTAAGCTCACCGTCTTCAAAAGTCCAACCTTCGTTTGTTAGGAATTCAAATGCTCGATCATCTAACTCAATAACAATACCGTCTTCTACTATGCCAACAATTGTTGATCCTATTTCAAAATCTTTGTTAAAGCTAATTCCAAACTCGTCTCCGATTTGAAAGCCTTCTGCCATGCCATGTTTTTTCATCAAACTGACCAATTTGACTGTCTGGATTTGGTCGATTTCCAGATTTTAAAAACGCACGTATCATGCTTAAATTCTTGTTGCTTTGCGTTGTTCAGAATTGTCGAAAGGCAGCAGGTTTGGCAGCAGTGGTGTTATTGCTGGCACTTGACTCAGGCTCATAGTACCAGCCCATGCCTGGGTCCTCACTGCTGGTTTTTTGCTGGATTAGCAAAACTTGAAAATAAGCAAATTTGTGTGGGTCCCCAATAGCCTTTGAACACCCCGGTAGCATCATCAAAGTCTTCACGATCAAAATGACCTGCTTCAAATTTCCCAAAGAAATCTGCACTACGACGATACGATTCTGGCTTGGGATACTTGTATGGATCCTCATCACTGTCACCGTCACCGCCTGGAGCAAATTCTTTTAGGTCGCCTTCCGCCGTACCCTGCCCGTTCATGAGTTTTTGATCTGCATAGAATTTTGCATATGGTGCAATCATATCGCCTATCCTACGCTCCAATCGCCATGGGCTACGGCGAACTGAGTCAGGAATTTCGTTTGCAAAGTACTCGTATAGTTCTTGGAACAAGGGTCTTGTTGGATCAATGTACCCAGTTTGCACAAAGTGTCTAACTTCATCTATGTGCCGAATCAATATATCTTTGAGATACGGATTTGGTGCAGGGGCGGGAGTTGCGCCCCTTAACTTTTTTGTTGTATTGTCTTCCGCCACGCCTTTATTCGCCTTGGGGGCATCTTGGCCTAATTCGGCTTTTTTTGCATCAATGGCACGTTTAATTTCTGGGTCTTTCGCTGCTGGAATTTTTTCAATATCTTGCAGAGCTTTACGCTTACCCTGTATGTTAGCATCGGTATTCTCTGCCGATTCTAATAAAATTTTGTCTAGTTTAGATAAAAGATCTCTCATAGTATGCTTCCGTAAGGTCATACTATATTTATCAGATGTTTTAATTTAAATATTATAACGAACTAGACCAATGGTGCCTTGTTCTAGTATGTATGCAGCGCGAATCCATACCCAATTGCCGATAATATTTCTTGCATATGTACCTGTAAGAGTTGCACTATCTTCAGTTTCTATAGCACTTCCGTTGGAATACGATAAATCCACCCAATCAGTTTCTCCGGGATATAATTCTAAAGTACCTTGTATTTTTATACTGCCTAAAAATTCATTCAGGCTGAACTGTACTGTATGCAACCCACTGTGTTTTCGATAATATCCTGCACCTATAAATTTATCGGTAAACGTATAGATGGAGAGATTAGGAGACTGATCTCCTAAGTTTTCTAATATAATAGTGCTTTCTATGGACATCTATTATTTATCGAGAACGGTGTAACTGTAGATACTGCCCAGTGCCTCGGGATTTTTCATCTTTAAAATCAATAAAGTTTGTTCGTCTTCTACATATAAGTATCGTCGATCCCAATTCCACTTAGTACTGATAAACCAATCCTTGACTGATTTTGATATTAGTACTCGATCGGCCTGTGTATCGAGCCAGTTAATCCATCTAATTTTTTCATCAACTGATGTAACCTTATGTGGTTGCAGAAAAACTTTATATTTGTACTTGTTGTGAGGCAGTTTTGTAGAAATAATAGCTTTTTTCTGATCTAGAAAATCTTCGCTGCCCGCCACTGGTGCAAAACAATGAACCAAGCAGTCGTCAAATTTGTTAACAACTGTTTCGAAGAAAATCTGATCATTTGTATACACATCAACTCGACTTCGTTCTACACGGATCGCTCGATCAGTTTCGGGGCACTGATCGAGGGTACAAGCTAGTTTTACTAATTTTTCATTTGTGGAAAACTCTTGAATTTCCCACAAATTTTTAGTTCTAAACTGTGTTACACCCTTAATATTTAAAGTGGCCTTGTAAAGCCACTTGTTGTAAAACTTACGCTTCGTTTGTTGAATTTTCATCAGATGTTTGACTTTCTGTTTCTGTCTTAGCAGCCTTGAGTTGCTCTTTTTTCTTCTCGAGTCAATGCCTTGGGCAATTCAGTTACAGTAAATGTCAGTTCATTATTTTCGACACCAACTGTAACTCTGCCTCCAGAAGACAAATCCCCAAATAACACTCGGCGACTCAGCGGACTCTTGATTTTATTATCAATTAGTCGAGCCAGCGGCCTAGCTCCCATCTTTCGATCGTATCCGTTATCAGCCAACCATGTTATGGCCTGCTTGTCGGCAACTACTTCGATGTTCTTGTCCTTGAGTTGATCGTTAAGTTCTTTAATAAACTTCTTAACAATCTCTCCAACTACATCTTTTGTAAGTCCTGTAAATTTAACAATGGCATCTAAGCGATTTCGAAATTCTGGCGGAAAGAACTTTTTAACTGCTTTATCGTCTTCGCCTTCCTTGCCAAGACTACCAAATCCAATAGTGTTAGATTCGTTGTCTCGAGCACCGAGGTTAGAAGTCATGATCAGGATACAATTTCGTCCATCGGCCTGTTTTCCATTTGATCCAGTAACAAATCCGTTATCCATGAATTGCAATAGGATGTTAGAAACATCTTGATGAGATTTTTCAATTTCATCCAACAACAACACGCAGTTAGGATTTTCCTGTAACTTAGTAATAAGCTGGCCGGCGTTATCTTCGTAACCTACATAACCCGGAGGAGCACCGATCAATCTAGAAACACTATGTTTTTCTTGATATTCGCTCATATCGAATCGGATTAATGGAATACCTAACTTGTCACTCAACGCTCTTGCAGTTTCAGTCTTACCTGTACCTGTTGGACCAGAGAACAAGAAACTACCGATTGGTTTGTTTGGATGTTTCATTCCAGCTTGCGAAACAAAGATCTTGTCAAGTAGATTATCTAGAGCACTATCTTGTCCGTAGACTGCTGCCTTCATAGCACTTTCCAGCCCACTTAAATTCTTGCTTTCTTTCTGTGCAACTGTTTCCAAGGGCATGTTAATCATCTTGCTAACTTCGTAGACTACTTGCTCTACGTCGACTAGTTGTTCGACACCGTCACTGGCTGCATCGTCTTTGAGTTTATACCTTGCACAGGCACAGTCCAATATGTCAATGGCCTTATCGGGCAATTTCTTATCAGCCATGTATTTGACACTCAGCTTAACTGCCTGTTCGATAGCGCCTTCGGTGATTCTGACATTGTGATGTTTTTCGTAGTATTTCTTAATGCCCTTGATGATCTTCACACTCAATTCTGGAGTAGGCTCGTCTACCGTAATACGTTGGAATCGGCGCATCAATGCACGATCCTTTTCAAAGTACTTGCGGTATTCTTCCCAGGTAGTTGATGCCAACAGTTTGATAGTGCCTTTAGTTAGCACTGGTTTTAAAATGTTTGAAAGATCGTTGCTACTTTGACTAGAAGAACCGGCACCACTCATCATGTGAGCTTCGTCGATGAACAGAATAATTTTACCCTTCTTCTCGAGCGCCTTAAACACTGCTTTGACACGTTCTTCGAAATCACCACGATACTTGCTACCGGCAAGCAATGCACTGATATCTAATGTATAGACAGTGTGATCTTCAATGAATTTTGGAACTTTCTTTTCGTGAATCTTACGTGCAATACCTTCGGCAATGGCAGTCTTGCCTACGCCTGGTTCGCCGACCATTAGGACGTTGCACTTATTACGACGAGCCAACACCAATTGAATACTTTCAATTTCGTCGTCGCGGCCGATCACCGGATCAATTTTCTTTTGTTTAGCAGCTAAACTGAGATTAGTACAATAGGTATTGATGACCTTGTCAATTTGATTTGTATTGGCTACTGGATGATCGGCCTCTTCGTCATCTTGAATAATGTTTTCATTAACATATTTGACAAACTTTTCTTTAGTTAAGCCACCCTTGGTGAGATAGTAATAGCTAAAGCTATTTTTCTCGCTTAGTACACTGATAATTGCATCAACGACTTCGATTTTTTGTCGACCGCTAAACAACACCTGACTAAAGCATCGATTTAATACACGCTCAACTGAATTTGTTTTACGTGGACGTACATCGTTAGAGCTTGTTACGATTTCGGAAAGATTGTTCTTAATATAGCTGTCAAGATTGACTTTTACAAAATTAGCATCGGCACCGTACCCTTCTAGCATTTTAAATGACTCTTCGTCACTGAGTATGCTGAACACGATATGCTCGATTGTTACATACTCATGCTTATGCTGTTTTGCAAGATTTACTGCATTTTCAAAAATAGATTGTAGGCTCTGACTTGGTTCAATCATTAAAACGACTTCCTTAGTTAATAAATTTAGTATACAACATTGCGTATTACAATGTCAAGCACGTTGGGCATTAGCCCTCAACGTAGAGATGGCTGCTTTTTGCTCTTCGGACAGATTTTTCGGAATATCTACAGTTACTCTTATTAGTAAATTGCCCTTTCGCTTGGTCCTTACATTGGGCAAGCCCTCGTTCCTGCAACTGAGCACTGTGTCGGGTTGAGTACCGGCCGGTATAGTTACATCCACTGTTTTCTTATCGAGAGTTTCAATTCTAATAGAACCACCTAGCAAAGCATCCCAAACGGAGATTGCATGATTGTAGATTAAATTGTCACCTTCTCGATGAAACTTGAAATGAGGTTCGACTATAATATTTACGATTAGATCTCCTGGAGGTACTTCCTTGATGCTGTGGTCTCCCATACCCTGATATCTAATATTTTGTCCATTTTCGATACCAGCAGGAATATTAATAGTAATGAACTTTTTTTCACCACTAGGTAATCCAATTTCGGCACTAACTTCTTTTCCCTTGGCAACATCCTCTAGTGTAATCATCACATTTACATTGAATGACTTATTTCTTGCCGGTCTTCTTTGGTTGCCAAATCCAAATCCAAATTGATTAAACACATCTTCGAACCCACCATGTCCGAAATGAAATTCAAACGGACCTTGTTGAAAACCGCCACCTTGTTGTGCATTGGGATCCATTCCCGAGTCAAACATTTGCTTTTTTTGAGGATCACTCAAAATGTCGTATGCAGCCGAGATGTCTTTAAACTTCTTTTCGTCACCTCCTCTATCGGGGTGATGTTTCATAGCTAATGATCGATAGGCTTTTTTAATTTCCTCTTGGGAAGCGCCTCTCTTAAGTCCTAGGGTAGTATAGTAATCCATATATTCTTATTGTACAAATAAAATAGGACTGTGTCAACAGTCCTATTATTTAATTACAGTCTAGTTAAAATTATTTCTTTTTGGCGTCTTCTATTTTTGTGCCTTCAAACTTTTCACGAACTTTAACTGTGGTACAGTTTTGTTTTGGCTTTTTAGTTTTTGGGTCAATAACTGGTTTACCATCTTTGCCCTGAACATCTAGACAGACTTTTTTAGTTGCTGGTGCAGCATCTTTCTTAACTTCTGCCGTCGGTGTTTCTTTCTTTGGTTCTTCTTTAGCACAGGCTGCTGTACCAAATACCATCATACCTGCAAATAGTGCTGTTGCTAATAATTTCATTGTGTTCTCCTTATTTTTTAAAAATAGCTAATACTTTAGCTTGAATTGTTTTTGCAAATTCTGGCTGGGGAAAATTCCAACCGATAAATGCTCCTAATGCTAACCAAAATAATGTTTCTAACATCGCAGACTCCTTTATAGTTCCGGCTCAGGCGGTTGTATAGGCCTACGCAGCCTTGTTGTTGCTACAGGCTGAGCTGATACTGTAACACCATATAGTTTTTCTTGTCCTCTACTCCATGCAGCAATGCCTAATATAGCTCCCATAGCCATATGAAACAGTCCTGCACCTTTTAAGTGTAATAGGATCCCACTGTGTTGAAACTGTGCCTGAATGTGTTGCCTGGATGATTGACCATAATACGGGAAATACAGCAAAGTCTAGGATACAGATAAACATGTAGGTCCAACCCATAGCNNGACGNCACTTTCTATTCATCCAATCTTCGTGTTATATTTTTCTATTTTACACTTACTTAAAAATATACTTTTTAGAGNTCTATACCATGTGACCCAAGCATCGACTTTGGCCGCGCATTCGTGATATTTTGTATAATTAATTGTTACAACTTTTGTTAGATTGCTTAGAGTAGTATTTTCACCTTCAATTAACGTTAACGAAGGACAAGTATCTCTCAAAGTTGCAGGAATTTCTGGAAACTTTTGAGTTACTGGAACAACTGTGGCACACCCGGACAACGTTAATAGAGCGCACAATAAAATAATAGTTTTCATTTTATGCCTTCTACGGGTTTATTCAATGCTGCCGCATTGTGAGCTGAGATTACTTCTTTGGGTATCTCACAGATTCCACCTGGAATGAATTTGGTGTCGTATTTGACAATTTCTCGATCTACATATTTAATAACTTCATCGCCTTGTACCTTAATCTCTTTCACTTTGTTAACAATCTTAGTTTCTATAACAGTATTGACTTCGGCACTCTTTGCTTCAGCTTCTTTCAATTTAGCTTCAACTTCGGCAACTCGTTCTCTCCAGATCATTTCGGTAGAGTATCCGCCTTTAAAATAAACACCAGCTATCAATATTATAATACTTACAACTTGTGCAATTCGATAATAGTTTGCCAATGGTGGAAACATCATCAGCAGTCTATTTAAAATGACAAATGAAATAAAGGTACTAACTACACCAATTATCAGGATAGCATTAACAATAAATGCTAAAAATGCATCTGGTAAAAAGTGCAGTATCCACATGTTAGTGAATTCCTAGAACATGTAAGGCATGTTTGTAATGTTTGATACGATCTTCTAAACCAATAGTACCACCATTGATTCGTTTTGTCAATGTAAGAATATCACCTTTATCGGCGATTGGGTTTAAATTATTTTGTTCCCAGAACCAGCATGCCGACTGAATTGCACCTTCAAATGTCTGTAGATACTCGGGAATTTCTTCTACAGGAGTATCAATCGACGCTGCGAACAATGTGTAATTATTTTTACCGGTTAACTGAATGAGACCGCGACCTAAATAACGAAAGCCGTCACCGCTAGCTTCGTCTCCGTTGCCCATTCGATTGGCATAGATACGGCTAGCAATGGCTTCTTGCTTGTTTGGACGATTGGCATAGTCGTTAGCAATGGCGTCATCTGTAAAATATTTAGGAAATACTTTGCGCAAACTTGCTGCCTTGTAATTCAAATTTTCTTTTAAAAATTTAAAATTGCCGCTCTCGTGAGCGCACTGAGCGATGAATGCAGAAACTCTTTCGGGTGTGTTGATATCGTATACTGGCAAAATTTCACAGATTGCGTGATGCCATTGTTCTAGGTAAGGATTTTTTCCAATCATCTCACCTAGCATTTCTTTTGTAAAGTTAAATGTAAAACTGCTCATAAATCCATCCTTTGTAAAATCATAGCTTTTCCATTGTTTTCAAAAACAAAACCGTCACCAATTTTATTAATATTGTAATCACCTAATACTTTAGTAAGCCAGAAGATTTCTCCCATTGCAATGTTATCTAATGCTAATGCTGATGTATTTTCGTGAATTAATTCTTGCTCACCTTCACGTACTAATTTCATCCTAACTTTTTGATTATAGGGCTTGTGTATAGTTATGACATCACCATCAATGGTAAGATCGTCCATTAATGTTTTTGTAAAGAATCGTTTAACTTCCTCGGTTCTAACACGATTCATCATACCGTCATATTCTCTTGATGAAGCTGGCACAATTTGTTCTAGGGATTCTGTTGTTAAGTTGTAGGTCTGATTACCTTTGTGGTATCGATATTCCCAATCGTCTATCCCTGTTAGCCGTCTAACACCGTAGGTAAGATCTCTTATTTGTCCAGACAATTTAGGAGTTCTTTCTAATTCAACAAAAACAAAATATTCGCCTTTATCGTTTTCCCCCGAACTAACATCGCTATCTAGTACAAAGTCGTATCCTTTTTCTATAAACTCCATAAGATCTCTAGCAGGATCTCGATCTTTAACTTTGAAACTTAACACACATACGTCACGATCCTCGCCCATCTTAGATCGATAGGTATCAATTTCGAATTGTGCGCTGACCATATTTTCAAGATCGAGCGGCCTTAGACCTTCATTAAGCTGCTGGTTGTTCGACATTGGACATATCCTGTACTTGTTCTTGTGCAGCATCCATGGCTGCATTAACGGCTCCATTTTGATTCAAAATATCGTCGACTTTGTTCTTGTCGAGATTTCTGTAGCCACGATTAATATCGTTCATTAATTTCTTTGGCATGGAGATTCTAACCATCCAAATATCCTCTTGATCGATTTTGCCTTTTCTAGTACCCGGACGAATGTCGTCGGGTGTTTTAATTTTACGAACTCTGGCTAAACTTGATTCAGCAAATTCTACTTTGCATCCGTAATCTAATAATCGCCTGCCGCCTTCTGGCTCCGGCATGTTTTCGCTGGGCCACATGAATGTGCATTGTACCCAATAACGACTTTCCTTGGGACCTTCCATAAGTTCCCCGTCGATCCAGTTATCGTAAACATATACGTCTAATTCATCTATAACTCGCTCAAAATCTTTTAGTAGATTTAAGCTATTATTAGAACCATAAACGGTTTCAATATTTGTAATAATGTCTTTTAAATCAGCCATAATATCCCTCATTTGTATTTATCGATCAAAATACAAACATAACATATTACTTTTGGCATACTGAGTTAAATACTTTTGTGTTCGGCTACGGGCACAACGGTGTTTGAGGTCCGTGCCTACACGCAAAAGGAGGGCTAACCTTATATGAAGAGAAAAAGAGCAGCAGTACTGAAGGCTAATGCTTATCAAGAAGAGTCTAATATTATTAAACTAGTAGACAAACAACCGCGACAGTATCAAAAGCGTCCTAGGGTGCAAATTTACCCTAAGAATCTCAACCAAGAAAACTACCTATTAAAGCTAAACGACCCGTCAAAAATGATAATTTTTGCTACAGGTCCAGCCGGTACGGGTAAAACTATGTTGGCAGTTCAATGGGCTATTGATCAACTAAAATACGGTGAAGCTACTAAAATTATTGTAACTAGACCAGCCGTTTCAGTCGATGAAGAACACGGTTTCTTACCAGGTGATCTAAATGAAAAGATGGCACCTTGGACAAGACCGATATTCGACGTTTTTGCCGAAAATTATAATGCTAAAGAAATAGAGACTATGGTATTTGAGGGGGTGATTGAGACCAGTCCACTAGCATATATGCGAGGCCGAACTTTTAAAAATGCTGTAATTATAGCAGATGAAATGCAAAATGCCACCCCTAGCCAGATGAAAATGCTGCTAACTCGTTTGGGTATTGGGTCTAAGATGGTGGTTACGGGCGATCTACAACAAGCAGACCGCCCAAGCAATAACGGACTATTAGAGTTTTTAAATCTATATGGTAACTTTAAAAATCACAAATATGTAGATCTTTGCAAATTTACAGTTGGTGATATAGAACGCCACGAAGCGGTTAAGGAGATCCTAGCAATTTACGGAGATTCTTGAGGCAAATGGGGGGTCAACCGATCCCCCAGAGTTCTCTTATAAAATTCCAACATATCGTCAAATGTTGCTTCTGGATTAATAGAATTAACTACACACTTTTTATTCTTAAAGTCCAAAACTACTTTGGCCGTTTGAAGATGTGACATTTTAATGTTATTTCTAAACTCAGTGTATTCGTCCCACTTTCCGTTAGGCTTTTTTATATATGTAATGATCATATAACGGTTATTCATTAATTTCCTCCCAGGTGTGATCACCTAAAAATTTTACTTTAGTAATATATTCGTAATCGTCAGGCACTCCTGTAGACCATTCATTTGGTCCTAGGATAACTAACAACATTTTTTCTTTTCGTTTATTCCACACTAACCAATAACAATTGCCCATTGATAATTGGAATTGATATTCGGCAGAGTGAACAGCATCAGTTACTTCTAATCTACGCTTAATAGCATCGGCCTGCTTTTGCAATACATTAACCACTTCAATAATGCGATCGTATTCCTGCTGAGCGAAGTGCCTAGCATTGTTAAGCATTATATCTTTTTGTTTAGTAACCGGAACTAGATCAAATTTAGGTCCACCGGCTTCGGTAGGATATTCACTTACGTTTCTATTAAAGAAAGGAATAATAGAACCAGTTGATGTAGAGTCATAACTAGTTCTACCCTTGATCAAGTTTGACGATTTTTTCTCAGTCATTTAATCTAGCTAATTTAATTAGCACTGCGGCTAAATTAATTTCTGAGTCGACAATAAGCGTATGATCAACTAGACCTTGTTTAATAATAAGCACAGCAGAATTCTGTTTATTTTCGTCTCCAAAAATTTCTAGGTTATCGTATAACCAACGATATACCTCTTCCATTTCTTCAGCACGTAATTTTCCACAAAGCATTTTTCTAGCTTCTGTAATTTTTCCTGCCTTAAACAACTCGACCATATCGAACTTCCATTCTTGTTCTCCAGCATCTCCGGAATTAGGAGGAACGAGATGTCCTTCGGTTGAGTTTTGCTGAACAAGTTGAATACATTTTCTAAGATCGGGATAAGCTACCCTAACATAGTTGTCAAGTGTATCTAGATCGAACTCGATATTTTCTTCGACAAGAATAGTTGCTACTCTTGCAGTATATTCAGTCTGGTCAACACGTTCAACATGAAACCCTTGACATCTACTGTGAAGAGCAGGGATGATACGATTAGGGTAGTTACAGGTAAGGATAAAACGAGCAGTTGAGTGATATTCTTCCATAACTCCTCGTAACGCCGCTTGAGCATTTGGGGATAGGTAATCAGCCTCATCTAATAGGACCACCTTAAAAGGTCCAAACGGAATCATTGAAACAAAGTTTGTAATTTTATCTCGTACATCATCAACTGAGTTTGTTCTTGATGCATTTGATTTCTAACACATCGTATTCTTCAATACCCAATTCATGGATCAATATTTTTGCCAACGTGGTCTTACCGATACCAGCAGCACCGCTCAGCAGCAGATGCGGAATGCTTTGATCTTTGATCCATGTAGCGATTTTGTTTTTGTTGATTGATCGTCTCTAAAACACATAACCGTTAACGGTCTTCGGACGGTATTTTTCTACCCATAGTTCTTTCATTCTTTTTCCTTTGTAATTCCGTATTCTTCAAAAATGTCTTTAGAAATTTTTCCATACCATTGAATGGCATCTTCTTCGTAGTCGAAATGAGGGCTTAATTCCTCATTTTCGTTGTTATCGTCTACCCAAACATAGATCTGATTATAGTCATCAAGTATTAATCTCATTCTTCGTATACATCGACAATAGGCTCATCTTCTAAACCGTATGTTACATTATAACGTTTTCCACCAATCAAATATTCTTCGTACCAGAATCTTTGATTGTTTGACTCATTAACTGGTGTGGACATTTGTATTAATAACCAAATATGTTCTCGTTCTTTACCTTCTAGAGTACGCTTAGGAGGCCCCATAACTTTTCTAATAAAGGCACGAGCCTCTTCTTGAGACATTTGTTTCATTCTTTTATTATAGAGAAAAAGAAAGGGTCCGTCAAGACCCTTTGAGTTATTTGCTCACAAAAGGAGCCAACTCCGGCGGCACCCACCCTACGGGTTTCAATACCTTACCGTCCTCACGTTTACGAACTTTGCCAGTTTCTTTGTCGATCTTGGCAAAGTTAGTTTTCATGACTTCTTTCCATGCTCCTTCAGCGTCTGCACCCATCGAATGAATTGCTCCGACAGTAACAACTAAAATGTCGATTAGCGCATCTAATGTTTCGATAGAATCGCTAGCACTAATAGCATCGGCTAATTCACCGGTTTCCTCGCCGATGAGTTTGACATACATATTAAACTGATCTTGATTTAGACCTTCGACTGTTTGGTCGCAGGCTCGCATAAATTTCTCTTGGTCCCTAAACGGATTAGTCATTATTTCTGTGTTCCTTGTTAATATTTGTTATATTTTCTAATAGCTTAAAGTCCAACCCCAAGCTTTTTGCTTCATTAATTATAGCAGCTATGTCTTTAGGGAAGCAAGCACCTCCCCAGCCATAATTACCATCCGATCCGGGTACATCCATATGTGTCATGCCGATCCTATCATCGTAACTGGCCGCCTCTTTTATTTTATTCCAGTCTACTCCCTCGGCCTGAGCTAGTTTATAAAATTCGTTCATAAAAGTTACTTTGGTAGCAAGATAACTATTCATCATATATTTGTATAATGCCGCAACTTTAATATCAACTATTTTTACAATCTCGTCAGGAGTTCCTAAATGATAGTTAATTATTTCAGCTGCCTTATTGCACCATTCGTTATTGCCTCCTATAATCACATACTCTGTATTGATATAATCCTGTATATGATTAGCTGCGGTTAAGAACTCGGGAACGTGAACTATATTAGGATACTGATTTAATAATTTTTGATACACGCTAGGAGGCGCGGTAGTTTTGCATATAATAGGAATTTGTCGATTAACTGTAACAAATAACAATTCGTGTATTGTTTGTTCTAGAATCGATGTATCACAACTTCCGTCAGATTGACTGGGGCTGGGTACACAAACAAAAACAGCATCACAATTGTTAAATTCCGATAGCTCGGCAGACTTTTTTAATTTAGGGTCTCTAATAACAACTTCATCTTTTTCGTAGCAATGAGCAATAGCTTTGCCTACGTAGCCATAGCCAATAATACCAACACGCATTACTATACCTTATGATTTAAGTATTTTAATTATACGTTGTTGCTCTTGAGATTGCAACCACTCTTCTTCTCCTTGAAACTTGGGAGAGTTTGAAAGTTGAATGTCTATGATTTCTTTAATCTGGTATAGGTCTTTTTTGAGATCAAATGCAGTAAACCCATCGTTATTTGGGTTACTGCATTCTCTACCTAGTGCATTAATCTGTCTTGCGACATCTTCTACACTCCAGGATTTTTTCTTTAGGTACATTATCGTGCGCCGAAATCTTCCGGTCTGATAGTAGCAGTATCTCCATGGCCGTATTCTGTGCCAAGATATACGTCGTTGGGTTTCTCGTCAGTGACCATTAAAATTGACGTAGACTTCAACTTTTTGAATTTCTTTTTCGCCGTCACCGTCATTAATTTTAATTTTTCTAGTCCAGCGCCCGTGTTCAACTAGTACCCACTGACCTGGCGAAATTTCAGTTTGCAACGGCCCAACTTTATAGACTTTGCCCCACCGTGGTTTGATGCCGTGCACCTTTCCGTTATCGCTTTGAATAACGATTCCACCTTTGGAAATTTGTTCTCCAAAATCCATATCGTGTACAATAACATCGCTGTTCAGTGCTCGGATACGAATATGCTTTACATCAAATTGAGTCGGCATGTATTAGACTTTCGTAGTTGAGTTTTTACTATCTTGAGTTTGACTCTTATAGTATTCTTCTAGAATTTGTTCCTTGGTCTTTATAACTTGACCCCCACTACCTAACATATCACCTCGAGCGTTAACTCTCATGTTTCCGACTGCTGGAGTTGTTTCGTGTCGCAGTGCCATTTTCTCCATGTCGATTTCTTTTCCACGCATACTTGTATAAACTTTACCCATAATTATCTCCTTGATTTTCTACCTTTTAAAATGCGTTTTGCATTTTTCTTTGCTATATTCTTGGGACTTCTTCTACTTGACATATTAAGCCTCTTTAAAGAATTCTTCTATTGGTAGATTGTATTTAATACTATCTACCTTATGTACCCCTATTAAAAAGAGCACATAACTTGCCACTGAACTACCACGACCGACTCCCCAAACAACATCGTTTAATCGAAGAGTATCTACCAAATATTTCATTTGGCGCAACACTGGTATCATATTATGATTTCTGTATAATTGCAATTCTTCAATAAGTCGATTGTAATTTTCTTCGGGACATTGATCTACTAGAAATTGTTCTATGTCTATATTTTGATATTCGATCGGTATAAACCATTCGGATGTATCAATCGTTGATTTAGGTAATGGATAGTGTAAAAATTCTTCTTGAAGTTTTTTATAATACGGTTCGAGTAGAGTTAGATCTACTACACAATTTTCCAAAATTGAAGGTCCGTGATTAAAGATACCCTTAATTAACGATTCTTCAGTATTTGTGTTAGTCAACATTGATTAATTGATTCCAAGTCTCCGTTGAATTGCTCTTTAGATCTTTCTAAATATCTTTTAGACAATTCCTGTTTATATATTATAAGGAATGTATCTAATTGTGTCAACAGATCTTTGTTACCTGTTTTATAAGCTATCCAATATTTTTTAGATAGATCTTGGATTTTTTGTTCGATCTCACTGTCTTTTAAATCACTGAAATCTTCTTGAAATGGATGTTCCATTACGAAAACTCTCCTATATAGTTTACATACACCGTAGAATTGTCATATTTCCATATTTCTATAACAATAGGATTAGTAGTTGACTGTACAACAAAAGTATTTCCGCTCCACGCAAATCCCGAATCTGAACTTCTTTTCTTATAACTAATTCCGTTAGCAGGACTTAATGTAATAGTTCTAGATGTACCGTCACCGTAAAGTTCTAAGGTCACTTTTCCTACACCCGGGGGTGAATCAGTACTGTCCGGAAATTCTGAAAATAGTAACTCGACGTTTGATCCAAATCTAATTTTTTGATAGTTGCCGTTAGGATAGCTTATTTCAAATGCCAGAGCCGCAATTGCACCACTGTCGTAGAATGCAGCTCGATTGTTTTGTAATACTGCACCACTAATAATATTGCTATTAAAATCGTTAGTTTGATCGGATCGAATTACGTTATCTTGTAAATCAGTAATTTCTTCTTGAGCTGCTCTCAATGAGGTCTTAATAGTATCAAAGTTATCACGAAACACCTGAGTGTCGTTATCCTGTCCAGCTACAGGAAAGTTTTCATTAATTGCTGCGAAATTTATATTGCTTGTCACGGTAGTTTTTCTCCACGTTGCGGAAATGCTAGATATTTATTCTCTATAACGCCGTCTAGCACGTCAATTAGGTAGCGATCGGCGGTAAAGTTTATCGACTTAAAGTTAAAATTCTTGATCCATGTTTTTTCAGAATCAGTGTCTCCTACTAGGTTTTATTCCTGTACTATTGAGTATTGCAGCGTATACGTTACCCTTGAAATCTTACACTGTCGTTGACTCTGTACAGTACTGTAGGATCCCAATCCCCTCTAGTGGCCGTTTCGGTCTTGGCCTTAATCCTAGATATTATTTTTCTAGATAACCCCGGTTTTACATAGCAAATTACCATAGCTGACAGATATCCTGCTTCAACAAATGCTTGGTCTTGAATACTACGCATCCATAACGGTAAAAATGTACGATCTCGATCTCCGACATTTTTAATGCGTCTTCTCATATTTTTAATAGAGTTTGGAAATATTCTCTGATGATCACTATCGCTTATAAGTGGCATGTCACTATCGATTTTAATAGAATCATAACTTATTAGTACCTTACTGTTTATGTTATCCGGAAGATTTACTACCTCCGAGATGCTAGTATTACCTTTCTGATACTCATCTACAATTTCTACATAGATTACTTCATACACTGTTTGTTGGGTATCGGGATCTTTAGCTTCTGCAAACTTAACATCACCCATTCTTAACTGCTTTCTATAGTNATTGCGACTCATAGCCTGCACGAAATTTACTGCTTCTCGACTTTCAATTCCTGCGTAGATTAATGCTTTAATTTCAGTTTGAATACCAAAGTTAGTATCGCCGTATCTATAAATTTCACTAGGAATAAAAATATCGTTATTGGTTATAAAGTCATACCATTCGAGTCTTTTTTCCTTACTTTGAAATGCTTTAAAATATAAATTAGAAAATGTTTTGGTATTTTCGGAAATTACGTTAATAACAAAGTCTTTAGTTAACTCTGCAAATCTTGCAGTATCGCGAGCCTTGACAGAAAAGTTAAATGTTTTGTCAAAGTTAGTTTGATCACTATCGAATACACCAGAATAATCTCTCGATAAAGACGACTCGTCTATAGCAGAATCGACCTTTTCGTAAAATCTAGTAAGACCGGGAGTGCCTTCTCCCTCGCCAAACTGTCTAACTTTTCCAACAATATCACCTGTTCCCAATAGCTCCAGGCCCGGAGGTAACTTTCCACTAGCCAGTGAATATACAACTCTTCCTCCGAATAATAAACTTTCGGCAACAACAGTTTTCATACTTGGCTGATTAGGTTTGATAGTGCCAAGATCAGAACTACTAATCCAGTTGATTGCACTGTCAATTTCGCCTATTATTTCTACGGTAAAAGTTTTTTCGGCAGAGGCAACAGTGCTTTGCCAAAATACACTATCGATCTCGTTAGGTAGTTTATTTCTATTTTCTTGTATGCAGACATATATTAATACCGTTATATCGAACTGCTTGATTCACAGTATAGGTTAACTGATTAGACCAGTCTACCCTGTAATGTATAGTTAATATTGGCTAAACTTATAGGAAAGTCAAGAGCCTGCATTGTAAACTGATAGGTTTTGCTAACTCTTGCTTGATATGGAACTTTGCCAGCTATTTCACCAGTTATTGTGTCTAACGTCATGCCCGGTGGTAATTCACTAGCACTACCGTCGGGATTTGATGGAAGCAATAGATAAACAATTGTACCCGATAGAGTTGGAGGATCGTAAACATCTAGGTAAATTGTTAGATAATTATTTGCTCGATATGTTCCTAAGTTGCTTTCAGTAATCCAAAGCGGAATACGATTTGAAGTATTATCGGCTCTAAATAAGTTAGTGTCAACTTGAACGATAGAGTTATCGGCCTTTAAAAATTCATCAGTAACAACCCATATACGAAACAGTCTACGAACTTCATTTGCACCGTCGGATACCGCTACAATAAATGTATAGGATCTACTCAATCGTCTGGGCTGCTGACTAGGTTCGTTGTAGTCAAATCCAGTAATGTCAAATAGGAACGAATCGTAACCATTTGACCGTGCTTCGGCCTTGTCCAAATAGGAAATGTCATATGCGCCGGAGTCGTATCCACCAGGGATTCCTGTTTCTACAGCAAAAATTGGATCAGTAAATCCTGTAATTTGACCATCAACTGATAACGATAATCCCGGAGGTAATTCGCCACCGTTGGCCACCAGATAATATTCTAATACATCTCCAGCAATGGTATCGGCATCGTATGCTTCCAGATGAAAATCCACTTTAGCGTTGTCAAGTACAAAATAATTTTCACCTTGACCAACATTCAAAAATCCTTCTCGAGTAGTCCAGATTGGTACATCGCTACCGTCTACTGAGATTGAAAAAGTTCTATCTTCTAAATCTTGACCATCGTTTGCTCGTATTACAAATCTGCTCTCAGTGAATCTTCTAACTTCAGTGGGGCTGCCTTTTATATGTCCGTTTTCTAGGCGTAAACCTCTTGGAAGATTTCCGGCTAGAACTGAGAATGTAACAGGGCCCGCCGATGAAATTGCTTGTAAGGGGATATCTAGAGTAATTCTTTCAACTACTATGCCTAAACTTCCCGAAGGAGTTATCCATTGAACAGTCATTGGTAATCCTCAAATAGTTCCAAAGTCAATATCAAAATTTCCAGGATTGGTTATAGTTCCGAAATCTATATTAGAAGATGCCAATGCAAATTGAAGAACGTTAGAAGAGTTACCTGATATTGGCCCAAAATCATAACTCGAAAATAGATAGTCGAGATCTAAGTTTGTCTCAACAGTAATAACCTGGTCACTAGCACTAACATTGATATTTTTGCCACCTTGGATAGTGATTTGTTCATAATCATCGGCTTCTATGGCACCGAAGTCGGTATCTATCCTAGTAAATGCATCGGGCTGCGTGGAATTAATTCTAATAGAATCAACAAACCCTTCCAAAATAATTTTATTACCGGGAATTAAGTTTCTGAATGATATTTCTGGTCCTAGACCGTCTGCAACAATTCCCTGTCCGGCAATGCCTGCTGCATTAATAGCAGTTAATCTAATGCCCAATTCAGTATTTAAAGATGCAAAATTAGCATTTACCTTTTGAAACGCTGACCTTAAATCATCTCCTAGTCCGTCGTTTACTTGATTTCCTAAATTAATTGATTGTAATGTCGCCATATTTCGCTCTCTTTAGTATATTTACCAAGTGCCAGAAGCAAGTGGGTTACGGCTCCAAATGTCTGCCACACCATCTGTCCAATCTGCTGTACATACATAATAGTAGGTGCTGTCGGCAGCAATCATACCCTGTCTATCACCTTCTACACCTTTACTAGATGCCGGGGCTAAATCAGCAATGACTCTGTCACCGCCAATGATTCCGGCATAACTTGGAGCAGTACCTAGCACACGGTTATCAGTAGCAGAGATTCTCATGCTCATTGTACCGTTGTTGGTCCAAGTACCACGGAAGTCAGCACCGTAAGCTGCCACAGTCCAACCTGCGGGAATTGTGTAGGATTCTGTAGTACGACCCAATCTAGTCATATGTGGTTGGAATACATAGACTGCTGTGCCACCTTTGACAAAGTAGACATTGTTGGCGATGGTTCCAAACACTATGGCAATACTGCCACCTGTACCTGGGTTAATACCCTTCGATGGAATAACTCCGTTGCTGTCTGCTGTGATAGTCCAGTCGTTGTTAAACTGTGCTCCATTGATATACAAGTAACTTAGGTTTGTAAAGTTTACAGTATCGAAAAACGACGCTTCGTAAAACGCTGTAGCATTGGTAGCAGTAATATTAACAGCCCCTGTAAATGACACATTGTAGAAATTACAACTGTTCATCTGCTCACTTGTGCCATCGCCTGTGAGTGTAAATGTACCACCCACTTCAATGTTGCGAACAACCAATTGGCTTAATGTGGGTATCGAGGCAATAGTAATGTTACCGGTGATAACTGATCTACAACTTGTTGCAATTGTGATCTGTGTAAATGTAGTATTACTGAAGTCAACGTTTTCTGTAACTGTACAGCCCATTAAGATGAATGTGTAAGCTGTGGCATCACTAGCCTCAGCAGCCGCAATAGCAGCCGCAAATGTTTTAAACGGACGATCTGCCGAACCAACTTCAGTGTAGGTGTCAGTGCGGTTAGTGTCAATCATCATTGCTTTGCCGACACCACCAGCATAGGCCGTAGACTGAACTTCGCCGTCTGGGAATGATAAACTGCCCTGCGGATCAAAATACCAATATTTTTGTTCTTGAACACTGTAGTCGTAGGCAGTAATTTGTATAGCACCGTCTATATTAGTTCTAACATTGTGTTCATCAGTACCCAATATCAACGAAGTTTGTGTCAAATCACCGTTGGTTAAATGTAAATGATAGTCATCTCCAGCACCACCTTTGATCACTAATTTCTGCGACTCCACATCTGAATCGGCAGGCTTAAGTTCAATGGTTGGGTTTTCAGTAACTAGGCTTTCTGAGATAACACCACCTTCTGGCAGTCTCAACTTCCACACATCTCGGTCAAGGTTATTGTCATACTCTTCGTATAGGGCCATCTGACCTTGTGGGTGTTGACTTTTGTTGATGTTGTCTAGACTGCCACCGTCTACTTCGCTTACATTTATTTTGCGTATAGTTGTCATTTTATTTCGTTCCTATTAATCGTAAAGTTCTGAACCGTAAAACACTTTAGCAGTCCACTGTATTTTCAGTGTTTTTTCTTGTCCGTCTAGTCTACGATAACTTATTGTACCTTCGTTATCTACAAACCATAGGTCATTAAATTCAAGATCCGAACTACCACTTGTGACTTCGGTGTGAGTGATATGTCCTTCACCATTGTCATCTACAATGTGTATAGTTCCAATAATAGTTCCGTCGCCAGTAAAAGCGTGATAGTCTATAACAGCACCACGGAAGTTGCCGCTGCCGTTCGGTAACTCACGCTTATTCCACCATATTACAGGATCTGCTCCCGAAGTGATTCTGATATAGACTGGATCGTCTTCTGTTTGCGGAACATATTCGCTGTAGCTGAAATCAGCGAACCAGTATTCAGTTTCTTGAACACTTACAATATTTGTTGGAAAGAAATTCACATTGTCAAAGGAAATTTCTACGCTGTAATCGGAATCTCCGTTGTATAACGCTGGTATTACGGCATCTAGCTCTGTGGTGCGTTTTACAAAGATTTCGTAACTGGTGCTGGTAGTCCTAGCACTGGCACCAGTGTAGTCCGATGTAGATCTAGAAGTGACCGATACAGATTTGTAACCTGAGACTTCTTCTATTCTGCGATCGCCTTCTGCTGTGCTCTTTACTGTTGTAGGCACATAGGCAGTCTTTTGTACTGTGCCATCTGCGAATGTAATACCTTCTTGTAGTTGATCTAAATCAATTTCATAGCGAACATAACTGACTCCTTCCCCTTCTTGGCCCCAACGTACAAACTCTACAGCATAGTATTTGTCGGTGGTGGTATCTAACAATATCATTTTAGCACCAACGATATTTCTAAAGTTGCCACCCCAAATGCTTTCTAATGTAGTATAGGTTCTTGTCTCAATGTCAGTTAAATCGTCCCAGCCGTCGTTGTTCCACAAACTGTTAGTTGGTGTGTTTTCTCCGCTTTCACTTTCTTCTAACGGATTATACAACCACCCAACATTACCTCGAGTAATATGTAAGCCTTCGCTGATTTCATCAACACCACCGTCTGCTCCTGTGTTGTTAAATTCTACAGGTTCTCCGAATGTTTTGTTGGTTAGTTCTAAATAAGCCAACTCTGTTGTAGAACTTCCGCCACCACCTAATACACTAGTACCTTCACTGTCCTTGATGTCGCCACCTGCTGGAAGTGTTAGCGTACCATCTGTGTCGAATCCCCATTTTACTTGTTCTTCACCGGATAAATGTGTGTTGAGACGGATTTGAAAGGGAGGGTCGCCCTCGACAAAGCCCGCACTGTGAGATATAAAATTCTCATCTTCACCTGCTTCAAACAACAGTTGGGTTGGATCGCTATCAATACCGCCACTTAATAAATTTGTTGTATCAGTTAGATCGCTGATGTCTGCGGGGATAGCGGGAATGTCATCTGCTGTGATAAAAGTTGATACATCTGGTATATCTGTAGTTAAAGCGTAGCCGGATAAGTCGATGTCACTGCCAGCGTAGTAACTTAACTCTGTCCACGATGCTTCACCGTCGCCTATCTTAATCTGCCCTGTGGTTAGATCTACACCTACTTCACCTGCTGCTAATACTGGATCAGCGCTGATCCAGTTTGCTACTGTATCTCTACGTAGTTGAATTCTTCTTGTCATTTTATGCTCCGCCCCCATCTATGGTTTGTTCTTCGTCGTATTCAGAGGCTGCTCCGCCCCCATCTAAACTGTCTGCCAACAGCCCTTGGTTATCTGTAAGTTGTGATAGATCTGTGGGAATATTAGGTTTTCCAGTAATTGATTCCCAGGTTACTTCGTCCAGTTCTATGCCAGCAATTCCGATGTACAATTCTGTAAAATTAGCATTGACCTTTTGAAACGCAGTTCGCAAACTGTCACCGCTTCGATCATTTGGGTCTGTACCTACGTTGATTATTTGTTTTGTCATCTATTCGCTCCGATTATAATGCAGCTATTTTTGCTTGGAAATCTTCAAAATCTGCACTGGCTGCAACGATAGATTTCAGTGTTTCTGTACTAGTATAGCCTAAAATATTTCCCTGGACTGTTAATAAATTTCTAACAATTAAGTCGTTTTCGACAGTAACATCACTTCCAAATACTACAGAAGGAACAAAGGCTATTGATGAAGAGTCAGAGGTATCGATTAATGATGTTAGCAAAGTTCCATTAACGATGATGCTGTTAGAACCATTGCCGAGATATACATCGCCGCTTGTACCAGCACCGATTCCAATTTGAGCACCAGCTGCTCCTTGAATATCAATTAGTTCAGTTGATACAATCTGTAGACCTGAAATCAAATCCATTATTATTGAACTAGTGCCATCTGATGAAAATAATGGTCCTACTATTTTGCCTTCGGTTCCATCTACAAGCATAGTTGAGTTATCAGCAAAAACTGATCCAGTAACATCCCCGTCGAGGTTTCGTTGTATTGTAGATCTTAAACCAAGGTTAACGACGCCTGTGCTATTAGTAATATTAAATGTATCATCAAGATTTATACTAGTTACGCCGGTATTGGAAAATGTTACAGTGTTTGATATAGTATTTGCAGTTATCGATAAACCGTCACCTGATGTAGTAATATTAAGAGTGCTAGTTGGACCCGATGGATCTAGTGTAGGACTTCCTGTTACTGCAACAAATCTATAAACGTTTTAGTGTAATATTAGGTTGAGAATTAGTAACAGTAATTGATCCAGCAGTATCACTCAACACGATACCGGTGCCAGCAGTTAATTGTGTAACTCCAGTGTTGGCTATAGTAATATTGCTCGAAGTTCCGCCAATAGCAATACCAGAACCTGCTGATGTTGCAGCTATCACTCCGGTATTAGAAATTGTCACAGCCCCTGTTGAATTGCTAATTGAGACTCCGGAACCTTGAGATATACTAGTGACGCCGCTGTTCGTAAGAGTGACAGTATCACTATCAGCATTTGTTGCAATACTAATACCATTCCCTGTTAGATTTAAAATTCCTTCGAAGTTATTGGCTACAACATCGTCTTGGCCCGACACTCTAACAGTTTTAAAGCTGCTTTCGTCAGGGTTTCTAATCAATGCCCCGCCAACTGTCGAACCGCTTGGTAAATTAACGTGCCCTGATAAATTAGCAGTAATCACTGCCGGTCCAAGATAGATAGACGATCCACTTAGATAGATGTCCTTCCATCGTCGTGCTGCCGATCCTAAGTCTCTAACTGAATTAGAATCTGGAATAAGTGAAGCAGCAATATTACTAAGGTCAACTCCTGTGCCTCCAATACTTAGATATAATTCAGTAAAGTTGGCATTTATTTGTTGAAATGCTTCGTCAACTGTGCTCCATACTATTGGAGCACGTCCCGGTAAAATATTTTGTTGTGCCATTATGTTCTTCCTACGGATACTTCAACGATACCAACTTCATCAGAGTCATATGTTCCTAATGACTTTCCGATCACAGTTCCTACTTTGACATCTTCAGTTGCAGCCACTGCGACTCCCGGAATATCACTTGTTATTAACATATCTCCCTTTGATACCTTTCCAACTACTTTACAAGGTACTCGTCCTTGTAATGCAATTTGATTTTTAAATCCGGGACACGCACCGTTCATAGAATAAGCAGCATTATCACTAACTACTCCGGCAATTCTAGCATCTCCTAATCTAGTACTAACAGTTACTTCTTTATCTCCGCCGAATACCAATACAGTACCAACTTCATATTCTTGATCGCCTTCGTAATATTCAGCTAAGTCCGCAGCATAGGTTGCCTGCATTCTACTACCAGCAGCCAATTGCCAATAACCTGTAATAGTTCCTACGGTAGTTCCTCCCGCCCCCGAACTTAAACCTGTAGCAACAACAGTTCTTGCGCCGATATTAATACCGTTATTGTCGATAGTTGCAAATGTAGTTGTTCCGTCTTGCCTTCTAAATTCGTGAGTTGTGTTATTATAGTTTGTTCTGTTGTTGGCCAGGGCGTCGCCTGCACCTATACCAATTCCCACAAACCCGCTGCCACCGCCGCCGCCGTATCCGTATAGCTCTGTAAATCCCGAAGCAGTAGTTAACTCATTACTTCTGATAGCTGTATACGTATTTGTAGTTGCAGTTGTTAATTTTATTTCGTCAACAGTAACTTGCCGCCCAGCAAAGTCTCTGTTTGCATCTCGCCTAACTAAAGTGTTAGGAGTAGAGTTAGAATCATCAGTAACGATAGAATAATGTGCATCGTCTGTAAATGCTCCAGCAGTAGGGTTAATTCTTCGTAGATATCCAACACCGCCGCTAAACTGTGATTTTTTAATTGCTCCGCCGTCTGCTACAATATCGGCATACGGTATTGCCGTTACATTGGTAGTTACAGTCGATGACGAATTTCCTAACACTCGTCGAGTTCCGATCTGCACTAGTTTGCTTAATGTTAGTCCGTTATCTTTTACAGTAGCCCAACCTGACGTTAGAGTAAATTGACTACTGTCAAAACTAACGATACCCCGATCGGCCTGTGTAATTCCCACAGCATCGGCTCTAGTAGATGCAGCCGTTAACGATAATTTGCTTTGTACAATTTCGGCACTGGCATTAACATTATTGTTAGTAATTACTCCAGGAGTTATAACAGTTCTAATAATGTTAGATGTACTATCACCGGATGTAATATCGAAAGTGACATCACCAGTAGGAGTAAAGTTTCCAATGGTGTTTTTATCACCAATCAGCGCTAATAGTTGACCTGATTGAATTTCTGTAAATGTAAAAAGATCGCCGCCGTCGATATCTTTAAGATTATTTAAATTGATATCTTGAAGTCTAGCTGCATCTGTACCTACCGTAGGGGGTCCTAATTTTTCAATTTTAAAATCCCCAAGGTCCATGTCACCTTTCATGGCCAGCTGACCAGTTAGTGACATAAATCCCCCATTGTTGCCAATAGGAATCAAGCTAGCAGATGATATATTAGCCCCTTCGAAAGAAACTCCTAGTCTACGGTCTATATAACTCCTAACGGCTGCTTCGGTTGGAACAGCATCATTTGAACCGTCAGCCATCGAATCATCAATCGAAAATTCACTAACAGTTGCACCTCTTTTAAATCCTAATCCATCTAGTTGACTCAATGCAATACTTGCCGAGAATGTAATAGTTCCAGTTCCTTGGTCAACTCTAAAATACGGCCCAACTGAAAAGTTACCGTACTGATCAGTTGTTACAAAGAATGCCCTGCCTACATCTCGTTCTTGAACTTGGGATCTTTTTACGCCAACCCCATCAATGTCAACGTCTGTTGCATATAATGGTACTCCGTTAAAATCGTTTACCGCCGGACCAAAAATATCATTAGGATAATTAGTGTCGGCATAACTGCCAGTACCAATTTCTAAAAAGTCATGTGACGTGACTCTAACTAGAGCAATTCTAATAGTAAGCGTACCTTCTGCTCCGGGTGATTTTGCATTAACACCCGCCTTTAAGCTAATGGGACTAGAAAAATGAATCGCACTATTCGCCAATGGGCTATCTAATGTAATTAATGAATATAATGCACCATTTGGTTTTTCTTGATAATTAATTACCCTGTACTCTTGCCCTTCATAAACTAATCTAGAATTTGGTACACGCAATTCTTGTAGAGAATTTAAATCTGACACCGCTATGGTAGTTTGTCCTTGATCTCCAATTAACTTACCATAGCCAATATCAGAACCGGACGAACTAACACCTATTTCAGCACCTTCAATGTCGAAGATAACAGTTCCGTTAGATTCGCCGCCGTCGGAGTTTATAACAATANTTGTAGCACTAGGTATCGACGAGATGATTGGATTGGCGCCCAAACTACCTGTAGTGATTACATCCACAGTGCCGCCCGACGAACTTCCACCGGTAGAATTTAAGTAGGTTAGTGTAGTTGTATTACACGAAATAATAGTAGCTGTCGGGTTGTCGAACCCGCCGTCGCTGACTCCACTAATATTAACTAATTGCCCCGGGATGAATGGAGATTGTAATCTTTGAGAGAATGTAATAGTTGCAGTTGTACCATCTCCGACTACTGATACGATTGATATGCTTGCCCTTTCTATTAGCCGCATACCTGGTATAAGCTGTGCAGTAGAAGTTAGACCAGAGATAGTAGTTNCGTTTATGCTTCCATTTGTTCCTATTTGATTACTGTAGATTGGTGGTACTGTAGTAATTTTAAAGCTGTTTAGGGCATTATCTTTACTAACTACCCAATAATTTGCTCCGGCTGAAATACCGCTCGGTAATAAGTTGCTGCTAGATTCAAATCTAATTTGATCTCCCGGAATTAACCCGTGTGCTGCAGAAGTAACTACGGTAGGAGTAGCCACTGAGAATGTACAAGAAGTTAAACTGTCAGGAGTTCTAAATGGCTGTGTTTGATATAGATCAAACACAACATAATTGTAATTTTCTCTTAGTTGTGTTAGGGCCAGTCCGTACGGTATTACTTTAGCAGTTAACGATCCGCTGTATGCAGGCCCAGCTGACATATCAAGACTACTGCCGAGTTTTACTAACAGCAATAGTAAATCTTGTATCGTCTAGAACATCTTTAACATAATAAACGTTACCTGCGACCGACGGAGTTAATGTTTGAGCTACTATTGCCGTTGGAAGTATGTCTGTTAATTCGTTTTCGAAGTTTTAATTTGATATCCGGGAAGTTGTCTATGTGGGATATCAGTTGTTATTACACCCGATGTTAGGTTAATGTCAGTGATTGTAAATACATCTTTATCAAAAGTAGAACTGTAGTTGTTAAAATCTAAAATACGATAAACCGTATTACTCTCGGATAAAATTAACGCAGTACTGGGTCTAGTTGCCACATCAACAACATCGCCTGTTAATACGACAAATGAATTTTGTCGTATAGTAACTCGTTGACCGTTAGGGACTGCTGCTTCAAGCCCCGAGCTCGAAGAAATTGTTAGTCTGGCAAGTTTTATCAATGCTGTCTATTAGTGCGACTCCCGATATCGAATATCTAGTAAACAAATTACTATGATTTATTTCTAATTCCGATCCATTTAATGGAAAATAGTCATCGTATTTTACAAATAAAGTTGTGCCGCCACGAATATTAGTTGTAGACACAGTGTTGGCAACTACCGTTGCCCCTTGACTTAACTGATGATATAAACTGACAGGAGTTGGAACTTCTAACGGATCGCTGCCTTCAGCTACTAATCCAAAGTTACCATGAGAACTAGATCCACCTATCGAACGAATTTGTCCGCCGGTTAATGCATAATACGATATTTGACAATAGTATGTAAACATCGATACTGCTTCAGTTAAACCGCCGTTGGCAACAACAAGACCGTATCCTAAGTCGTTAACCTGTGTAAAATCGTTCGATAACATAGAACGATTACCGGGCATCAATATCTCGTACAGATTATTATCAATAACACCAAACGGCCACGGAGTTGTTTCGTCTAATATTAACTGTGCTGAACTATACCATTGAGCAGGTCCAGGGGTTGTATTTTCTACCGAATAATTATAATTTCTAATATAGTTAACTCTGTAGATAACATCTTCCACAATAAAACTACATGGAGTGTTTGGAATTCTTAAGAAACCATCTACTTCCAAAGTATTTGACAGACCCGGTGCGTATTCGGGAGCGGCAGTAATTCTAAATTGTTGATTTCCTGTAAAGCCGTCAACGAACATACCACCAGCAAATGTTTTTCTTCCGGTGCTACGGCTAAATGCAGCAGATTCTTGACAATACGGAGATTTAGTTAATACTTGACCTTCAGGATCCAACACCATCATAAATCCGCCGTGACCCTGACATGTTACTGCTCGAACAATATTGGCATCGTTGCACAAAAATACATCTAATTGATTATTATCTTTAGGATAATTTGCTGCACCGCTATTACTGATAATATC